TTTTTTTTCACGCTCGGCATTTAAGTTCCTATCGAAATCGGCGCTATCGCCGTGAACTGCAAAGTTACTTGCGACAGGAGTTGACCATGAAGGTTGTTGAAAACACGGGAACTGTCTCTCAAGCACCCCGGCTTATTCCGCTCACGGAATGGCATAAGCACCATGAATGGCCCCCTCAAGGGGGTCTGAGGCACTTAATGTTTCATCGAGAAAGTAACGGGTTCGCCCGTGCTTTCGTGAAATGCGGGCGGCGCGTATTGGTCAACGAGGCGGAATTCTTCAACTGCGTAACACGGAATGGCAACCATGCGGCGGCGGATTGACGGAACCACTCAAAGCGAGTGGGTACGGCGGCAACTTTTGGACGGACCTCCCGTTCCTCGGCCTGAATTCCGCCGATAATTCCGCCGATAATTCCGCCGATAATTCCGCCGATTCAAAAAACATCGGCGGAAATCAAATCGCAACCCCGCTGTTTTTTTACCCTGGTTAATAGCCCGCTCGCTTCGCGCGCGCCACGCTGGCCAGCATGACTCCGCTGAACATCTTCCGCCCGGGCACGCACACCGCCCAAAACGGCCAGACCCTGACGTTTACTGCCGAGGATTTGACCGCCACCGCAGCCGCCTACGACCCGGCTCGGCACGAAGCGCCGCTCGTGGTGGGCCATCCCGCCACCGACGATCCGGCCTATGGTTGGGTCGAATCCCTGGCGGTCAGCGCCGACGGACTGGAGGCCACGCCGCGCCAGGTGGACCCCGAGTTCGCCGCCCTGGTCAACGCCGAACGGTTCGCCCGAATTAGCGCCTCGTTTTTCCTGCCCGATGCGCCGTCCAACCCCGTCCCCGGCGTGTACTATTTGCGCCATGTCGGGTTCCTGGGCGCCGCCGCCCCGGCGGTCAAGGGCTTGCGTAAACCCAGCTTTAACCTCTCCGACGAGGCCGGTACGGTCACCGTCGAATTTTCGATTCCCTCTATCACCGCCGAGGTTTCGTTTGTGAGTGATCCATCGCAACTCCCCGCGCCGCCGCCCGCCGGCTCAACGGTCGATTACGCCGCTCAGGCGGCCACGCTCCAGGCCGAAAACGCCCGGCTGCTGGCCGAACTGGCCGCCGAGAAAGCGCGCCAGGAACGCGCCGAACTGGCCGCCTTCGCCGAATCCCTAATCAGTCAGGGCCGGTTGTTGCCGGTCGATAAGCCCGGCCTGGTGGAATTCATGGCCGCCGCGCCCGCCGACTCGGTCCTGGAGTTTGCCGCCGCCAATGGCCAGGCCGTGAAGACCTCGCCCCGCGCCTGGCTGGAATCGTTCCTGTCGCGCCTGCCGGTGCAGATCGACTATGCCGAGCGTAGCGCCGGACCCGGCGCGCCACCGCCCATCGGCGACGACCGCCACAAGGCCGAATTCGCCGCCAGCGCCGATCTGCAAGCCGAGTTCGGCGACGTGGAGACCTATCTGGCCTGGCGCGCCGCCGATCGCGCGGGCCGCGCCACCATCCTGGGGAGTAAAGCCCAATGACCACCCTTGCCGCGGATAGCCCGCGCACCTGGAGCCTGGGGGAAATCTCCGAGCATCCGATGATTGCGGCCGACATCATCTATAACGGCGCCGCCGTGGGGCTGGTCAAGGCCAGCGGCCACGCCCGCCCCCTGGTCGGCGGTGACCGCTTCGTCGGCTTTGCCATCGAGCAAACCGACAACAGCGCCGGCGCCGCCGCCGCGAAAATCTGCAAGGTCCGCAAGCGCGGCCAGGTTCAACTGAGCGTGTCCGGCGCGGTGATTACCGACGAGGGTCAGCCGATTTATGCCAGCGACGACGATACCTTTGTATTTTCGCCGGTCGGCGGGTCGTTCGTCGGCTTTGTCCGGCGATTCATTTCGTCCGGCGTGGTGATTGTCGAGTTTGATCCCGGCTATGCCGACCCCTACGGCGCTTACAGCGTGCGGGAGACAATCAGCGACAACAAAACGTTGGACGCGCAGGACTGCGGCAAACTGTTTTGGGTCGATACCGATGCCAAGGTCATCACCCTGCCGGCCATCGCCGACGGGTTGAGCGGCTGCCAGATCGTCAACGGCGGGGCCTACGGCACGGTGCTGGTCAGCATCAGCCCGGCCGCCGCGGATATGATCCTCGGCCCGGACATCACCGGCGCCGACGACAAGGATTTACTCAATACCAAGGCCACCGCGCAGCGCGGTGACCGGGCCACCCTCATTGCCGGTGATGCCGACGGCTACATGGTCACGGACCTGGTCGGCGTCTGGGCGCGGCAGTCGTAAGGAGTCACCATCATGAGTTTTCAGTCTCTCAGTTCCCGCGCCATCATCGGCCGGTTTTACCGCGCCCTCGAGCAAGACCAGGGCGAGCCCTGGATCAACAGCCTGGCGATGCTGTTTAGTAGCGACCAGGAGTCGGAAACCTACCGCTGGCTGGGGCAGGTGCCCGCCATGCGCGAATGGATTGGTGGCCGACTGGCCAAGCCGTTGCGGGATGACGGGGTCACCATCGCCAACAAGCCGTTCGAGGCCACGCTGGAAATCCCGGTGGACTGGCTGCGGCGGGACAAGACCGGCCAAATCCAGGTCCGCATCAACGAACTGGCCGCCCGATCCCAAAGCCACTGGGCCGACCTGCTGACCACGCTGATCCTCGCCGGGGAAAGCGCGGCCTGCTACGACGGGCAGTACTTTTTCGATACCGACCACGCGGAAGGGTCGAGCGGCACGCAAGACAACGACATTACGGTGGACATCGCCACCACCACCGCGCCGACCGTCGCCGAAATGCAGACCGCCATCCTGACCGCGACGCAGCAGATCGTCGGGTTCAAGGACGACCAGGGGCAGCCGATGAATGCCTCGGCCCGCCGCTTCGCGCTGATGGTGCCCGTGCCGTTCATGTCCGCCGCCGCTGGCGCGCTGGGCGCCAGCGTCATCGCCACCACCGACAGCACCATCAAGGCACTGGGCAGCCTGGGCGGCATCGGCTACGACCTGTATTTCAATCCGCGCCTGACCTGGACGACCAAGTTCGCGCTGTTCCGGGCCGACGGCAACGTCAAGCCGTTCATCAAGCAGGAGGAGCAAGGCGTTCAGGTCGCCGCCATCGCCGAAGGCTCTGAACTGGAGTTCAACGAGCGGATGCACCGCTACGGGGTCAGCGCCAAGCGCAATGTGGGTTACGGCTACTGGCAACATGCCTGCCTGGTGACCTTCATCTAAGCGGGGTTTCCAGCATGGCTTACGACGGGAATGCCCTATACCCCTTCACGCCGAACTACAGCGTCGATTCAACGGCTATCGGCAAAACGCTGGTGAATGCCGACAGCACGAATCTGGTTGACGTACTGGATAACTCGGCGGGCAGTCATTCGCTGCGGATTGAGGCGCTCAATTTGTGCAGCGATGACACCAGCACGGTCAATATCCAGTTCCACCGGCTGACCGGCGGCGTCGCCTATCTGATTGGTACGGTGCGCGCGGTGACGCTGTCGGGCACGGATGGGGCGGCGACGCGCATCAACGCGCTGGCGACGGTGGGCACCATTGCCCCGGATGGGATTCCCGTGCTGGAAATTCCCGCCGGGAGCAAGCTGCAAGCCAAATCGCTGGTCGCCGTCACCGCCGCGAAAACGGTAACCATTGGCGGCTGGGCACGCGCCTACACCTGAGTAATGCGCCGAGTCCTGCACCTGACCAGCGGCCCGGCTGGGGCCACGCCCCGCCGCCGCCCGACGCTGATGCGGCTGGCTCCCGGCCAGCCGCCGTGGTCGCCGTGCGACTGGACGCGCATCGGCCCCGCCTTCGCCGGGCGGGTGCAGGCACTGCGGCAACCCATCGGCGCGGTGGCGGATACTCTAGCGACTCCCAGCGGGACGTATCCTGGTAGCAGCGGCTACGCCGGTGGCGTGCTGCTACTGGATGGACGAGTGTTTTGCTTGCCAAGTAGTGCCACTACGGCACGGATTTATGATCCGCGCGTGAATACGCTGACCACTCCCAGCGGAACTTATCCTGGTGGGACCGCTTGCATCGGTGGCGTGCTGTTGCCGGATGGACGAGTATTTTGCGTGCCGTATAACGCCACTACGGCACGGATTTACGACCCGCGCACCGATACGCTAACCATTACCAGTAGCACCTTTCCCGGCAGCGACGCTTACACCGGCGGTGTGCTACTCCCGGATGGACGAGTATTTTGCGTGCCCTATAACGCCACCACGGCGCGAATTTATGATCCGCGTACGGATACCCTAACCATTCCCAGTGGCACTTATCCTGGAGGTGGCGCCTACTACGGCGGTGTGCTGTTGCCAGATGGGCGGGTGTTTTGCGTGCCGTTTACCGCCACTACGGCACGGATTTACGACCCGCGCACAGACACGCTGACGACGCCCGGCGGCACTTATCCAGGTAGTTACGCCTATGTCAGCGGCGTGCTGTTGCCAGATGGACGAGTGTTTTGCGTGCCAGTTAATGCGACCACGGCACGGATTTATGATCCGCTAACGAACACTCTGGCGACTCCCAGTGGCACTTATCCTGGTGGGGCCGCCTATGTCGGCGGTGTGCTACTCCCGGATGGGAGAGTGTTTTGCGTGCCAAGTAATGCCACCACGGCGCGGATTTATGACCCGCGTACAGATACGCTGACGACTCCCAGCGGTTCCTATCCTGGAAGCAGCGCCTGCTCTGGCGGCGTGCTGTTGCCAGATGGACGAGTGTTTTGCGTGCCAAGTGGTGCCACCACGGCCCGGATTTACGGCTGGAGCGACTATACGCTCCCGCCCGCCCGCGTATTATCCGCTTACGACAACAAGTTCTAGGACATCAGCGATGAGACAACAACGCACGAGTTACGAAGAGCAACTGGATGTCCTGACCGCGCTGCGTCGCCAGGTCAAGCGCGCCCTGCAACGGATGGCGTTTGATCTGCGCGAGGGCACGGCGGATGAGCAGCTTTTGTTTGACGCTATTTTTTCCAATCAAACCAGGTTTGGTTTGGACGAGGCGACGCTACTCGCGTACAGCTTCTCCGCACCGCTGCGCAACAGCGGCGACGACTCCACGGACACCCAAGTCCAGAATGCGGTGAATGGCATCAAGGACTTACTGATTGCGCGGCAGAAAACCAGCGCCCGGCCCGTCATGGGGTTGGAATGAGCTACGCCACCCAGACCCATCTGGAGGATGCGTTCGGCTCGGCTGAAATCAAGCAGATCGCCGACCGCGATCTGAGCGGCACGGCCGACCCTGCGTTTATCGCCGCCGCGCTCGCCCGCGCGGACGCGGTGATCGACAGCTACCTGGCCGGCCGCTACGCCATCCCGATCACGCCGGCCCCGTCCGTGATCGTGGCGGTGGCCTGTGACCTGGCCCGCTATTACCTCTACGACGACGCCGCGCCCGAGCGAGTCCAAAAGGCCCATGACGACGCCATCGCCTGGCTCAAAAGTTGCGCCAAGGGCGATGTGATGGTCATCGGCGCTGATTCAGCGACCGCCGATCAAGCGACGCCCGGCCCGCCGGCCAGCGACGCGCCCGACCGGGTGTTCTCGGCCACCACGCTGGCAAACTACTGACATGGCCACCCTGGCCCAAAACTGGTTCGCGGCCGGCTCGGCGATCCTGGCCCGGTTGCAAGCCCAGTGCCCGGCGTTCAAGCGGGTCGGCTACGCGCCCAGCCTGGACGTGCTGGGGCGGGTGTTGACCGGCGTGACCCCGGCGGTCTATGTCGTGCCCGGCCCGCTGGCCGG